ATGCCAGCTTTAACTGTAAACGCCTGACCAGAACCACCTATCAATGTAATGCCTACACTCTTCAATATCTTAGTAGTAGTAGGTTGCTCAAAGTCAAAGTAGTTTGTGTAGTAGAGCATACGATATGTTTCGTCATCATCAAGGTAACCACTGTACTCAGCTACTCCTGTAGTTTGACCAAACAATAATCGTCCATCAGTAGTGCTTATCATTCCCCTGTGAGATAGACCAGCCCATCGAGTAGTCCTTGCTGCTCCATTCTCTAGCTTACCTCGCATATCAAAGCAGTAGATCTGCTGGCTAGTAGGAAAACTTAATAAATAGAAAGCATGTTCTGGAGAGTATACACTCTTGATATTCTCAACAGGTTCTGTAGCTTCTAGTGCTGTAATCTCGTCACGAACATTAACAGACAAGTCACCAATAGGAGCAGACTTCTCTTGTATTACTCGACTTAATGAACGTAGTCCTGATTTAGATAAGAATAGAATATCAGCACCTGTGTTCTGTACTGAGTCACGAGCAACACAACCTACACCATGTACAACTTCTACTAGTCTTAAATCTGTAGGTACTAAGTAGCTTTGATTATTACTTGTGTCTGAGTCCTGATAAATAACAATAGAGTTTTTACAGAAGATAACTAGGTAGCCGTTGAATGCAGCCAAGGAAGTGATAGAGTCTCCACCCTTAGTGAATGATGTAGCTATATCTAGGCTACCACTCGTACCACCTGTCCATCTAATACCACCACCATGATTAAGAACTAAGTCTGACCAGTACACAGTATGATTGTCACCTGTAATGTCAGCAGCCCATAACCTACCATAAGCAGACACCACTGCATTAGCTTGAGGTGGAGTTCCAGCAGCATTGGTAGCAGCGTCAATCCTTTGTAGAGCAGTACCTGACTCTCTTACTAATGGATGATGTCCTCTTTGGAACATGTACACTCTGTTACTTAAAGTAGCACACTGCCAGTTGTCTGCGAGATAGCGGCAGAGTTTGTTATGTCTGATAGTGTAGCTAGACCTGAGTATACTTTGTTATCACCAAATGATATGAACTCTGATACCCCTGCGTTGTTTACAAACTCATGTAGTCCTTTAAGGTTAACAGCAGTACTCGCTGTAGTCCTGTCTATCCAACCTTCTCTAGATCCTAATCGTCCAGACTTATCAATGACGCAGTTCGTAGCTTCTAAGGCATAACCACTGGCTAAAGTAATACTACTTTCCTGTGTGTTTAAACCAAAAAAACCTGGGGCTGCAATTGATGTTGAGAGTAATTGCTTTGTCATTAGCTAGTCCAGATCAGTTCTTCGGGATGTTTGTTACCATCGAGTTGGATAGCATCATTCAGTAGTGCTCGTGCATTTGCGAATGCTGTGTTACCTGTCTGAGCATTATCTTCACCACGCTCTTCAATAGCTTTAGCATAGGCCAGCATAACTACTGGATGAGAAGGTACATTAAACTTATCAGCATCTGATTCAAGGTCTGCTGTTCTAGCAACCACGTTAAATCGTAATGTATAAACACCATCAGGCTTAGGATAAATATCTACTAGAGTATCTCCATCAGTACTAACACCATTAAAAGAATAGTTGGAAGGTGTTCCTGTTGCAACTGTTGCTGAAAGAAACTTGTCATCAAACCAAGCAGCAGATTGATACTGCATGAAAGCATTAGAGGTGACGTTGGTTACATAAAGAACACTAACATTATTCTGTGTACCATTTAACTCGTAGTTAAACACATCACTAGTGGTTGTAACAGTTAGAGATTGTCTGAGGGCTGACCAGTTCCAAGCTTCTTCTACTTCAAGTTTAGCATCATTAATAAACATTCCAATGAGTTCACTGTATTCAGTATCAGAGACTGATGTGACAGGACGCTCTCGTAAACGCTTTAGAACTTTGTTTACTGCATTTAAGTAATTCATATATTATACCATATTTTTAATCAAAAGTAAATAGACTACTATTTTAGTTTTAAACTACCTAACTTTCCTGAGACTAGTTTAGTTAGCAAACCACGCATACCAAACTTAACAACGTACACACCAATGACTAAGTACTGATACCACTCTGGCATTACTGCAAATGATTCAAAGGCTGCTGTTACTTCTTCTTGATAACCAAGGAAAGAAGCTGCAATAGGAACTAGCAGAAGGGCAATCATTACCTCATCGAGCAGGGACTTATCCATCTGCTTCATTGCTACTAGATCTAAGTTAAAGTCCTGTGTCTGACCATCATCAGCTAGTTTGTTTGCTGCCCTAGCTCCTGCTGTCTTAACATCTGCGTCTGCTTGTATGCCTACAATAGCTGCTGCTGACTTAGCCTTGGCTACTTGGTTCTTACCTTCTAAGTAAGTGTTGCCTAGACTTGCTATAGGGCTGAGTAATCCTGAGAGCCATCCCATGTTAATCCCTCAACTCAAAGTGAGGCATGTCCTGCCAACTCTTCCACAGCCCACCCCATTTCAATTCATAGCCTAGTTGTGCGGATGCTTGCAGCATAGCAGTGGCGATTGTGGTAAGGTGAAGGGTATCCCAACTTGCCTTTCCGTCAACATAACCATACACATCAATGGCTCTCCCTGTTTGGTGATATGATTTGTTAGTTCGTCCATCACACTTAGATTTGCCAGAGGTATACAATGCAGCTTGGTCTTCAATGCTGCGAAGCCCACCAGAAGAGGGAATGCCAAAGTCAATAGGACTAAGCGTGATAGCGAGTTCTGCAATATCAATGAGTCGATCATCTATCCCTGCCATGTTGTTAATACTATTCTTTCCTAACTCAAAGCCCATCATATATCCCCATTAAAATATAACCAACAAGCTACAGCAGTAGCACCAATGATCCACATTATCTTCTTGATAACTGACTTACCTACAGCAAGGTAGAACCTTTCATAAGCTTTGTCTGCTGCTAACTCAGCTATCTCATTCTTCTCTGCTTGTGTTAACTCTCGATCATTCATTTACAAATTCCCTTTTATATAAATTAACATACCAACGAATGCTGCTAGGAAAAGAACAGTTAATAGTGTTACTAAAAACCCTGTCTCTACGTTACTCTTTATCTTCTTAGCTCTTACTCTTTGTTTAACTGCTAAAGCTTTTTGTTTCCTAAAAAACTCATCTCTAAACTGGCAATACTTATAATAGCCCTGAATAGACTGCTTGTTTAGCATCCACTCAAGTTCTTTTTCTTGCCGCTCTATAGCCTGTTTTGCTTGGTAGGCAGCTAGTACATCACCAGTTCCTAATTTAGCCTTTTGCTCTATAGCTTGGCTTGCACCAAAGTATTTAGTTAATGAAGATCCAGCATCAGCAATCTCTTTACCATTAGCAAGAGTAGTTTTAATAACTGCAAAGGCAGCATTGGCAATGGCTAACTCAGCTAACATACCCATAACCTCTTTGAATAGTAATCCTCTGTAAGCTCGTATGGTGGCTTCTGAGGCTGTATTGGTCTATAGTCATAGCTACGTATTACTTGTGGTTCAGCGACCAGCACAGAGCCTTGTGGAGCCTGTGAGGGACTGAAGTAGGTGGGATAGACTTCCGATACAGTAGACCACATTATATACTCTGCATATTCTTTACACAGAATGCTGTGCTAGTTTTATCATCTTCCACTTTAACCACTGAATACCCTACCATTGGACTAAGCACAGGCTCATACCCTCCTATCTTAGCTACACGTAATAACTCCAACCTACAATTATTAAACGTACTGTAACTAGACATGATTAATGGAACTTGAGGCTCACCATTGGCTAACATTGTTGCAAGGATTATTGACCACATTACTTCTTAGCTTTCTTATGGGTTAGAGGTTTACTAGAAGGAGTATGCTTTGCACCTGTCATAACTCTACCTGACGTATGCTTGTGCGTCTTACCTTTATACTCTGTACCATTCTTTAAGTAGTGCTTAACACCTTTCACTTCTTAAATCCTTTCTTCATATTCTTGTAAGCCTTTGGAGATACAGTGGACTTTGCTTTAGTTCTACTAGTCCCAGATTTCTTTCTTTTGTTTATGTTTCCATATAATGACATTACTTACTCCTTACCATTTTGATTTGTTCGCCCAGAATGCTGCTGACATCTTACCCTTAGCAATGTTCTTACCATGCCTAGCCTTGAAGGACTTACGCTTGGCTTTCATCTTATCACTCTCACCAGCCTTGGGCTTACCTGCTGTACTAGCACCTTGCTCACCAAAGCGAATCATCTTAATTGTAGATCCTTCTTTGGCTAATACTACGTGAGACTTTGTAGGGTGCTTAGGTGTACGCTTAGGGCTGTTATAGCCAGAGAAGGTTTCACCCCTGTACTCTATGCTCATACAATCGCTGCCCTTGCTGCTGCTCTGGCTGTTGTGATTTCATCTGGCACTGCTACTGCTGTCTCAGCGTGGCGAGTGATGTACCAATCGGTTGATGCTAAGTAGGCTTGGTTGGTCGCGTTTAGTTCTGCTTGAGTGTTGGCTGCTATCTCTGCATCAGTAAACTCAGGTGCAGGAGTGTTACCCTCTGCAATCCATGCAAGTACATCAGCGCAGTCTCGGTTAGCAGGGTCATTGGGTACGCCCATAGTGCCGTTGACTAGCCAGCCAGAGTTTTGTAATTTGCAGGAGGTTATCCATGCTGTGTTGTTTTCCATGTTATAGCTCCGCACTTAGTATTAATTTTGCATTGGGCTTAACATGACACCAAGAAGCCTCACCAGCAGTTCTGTTGGTGATAGATGAAGGGCAATATAGTCTAATAGTGTTTCCGTTAAAGTCAGAAACTTCAGGAACAGAATTTGATGATTGACTAGCGCCACCAACATATATTTGAAGCCATTTGCTACTACCATCTAAGACCCTCTCGGCAGTTGGGGATGCCCTCAAAGAATTAGGTAAGTGCAATGCTATGTTCACCGCAGTGGTATTATATTGCGCCCCTACTCCTAGATGGGCTTCCGTGCTTCCATTTTGAAAGACATGACAATACCGTTGGCACAACGCTAACTCTTCCCCGTAGCTCCGATGCTCAAAGTCAGTGGCTACTGAGCCTAGTTCAAGCTGTAGAAAGCCCATTTTAAAATAATGACCATTAGCAATGGCTACGTTACCTGTCCCTGCTGCTTGTATACCTGTGTAAATATGTAACTTCCCTGCGTTTGATGCACAGGTTACTGTAGCTTTTAACAATTCGTATGCACCACCGCCTGTGTGAGCGTTGCTGCTAGTTTGTATGTTAGCCCCACTTTGATGAATGACAAGTCTTGCGCTTGCACTGTTAGATATAACCCAAGCACTGACAATTACTGTCTGACTATTAAAGACTTCATCTTCTATTATTTGAACAGCTTCTACACGACCATTACTGCCAGCAGTTGCCGTAAGCATCATTGTGTTTGTTACTTTTCCATTTACTGTTTGATTCGTTTGACGAACAGTAGTGCCAGAAATATTATTATGCTTGGCATTAAACCTGTCTAAGTAATACACAGGGCTTGCTGTTATTGACGTAGCACTAGAAAAAGCACCACGTTGTGATATTTGAAAATCACCATTGATTATCCAGTTCTTACGACCAGCCCTTGCTGCGGTGTCTCCTGCTGTGATGTCTGCTGCCAGCCCCGTGTAATCCGAGTTTTCTCTTGCCTTGGTCATACGTTATTCTCCTAGGGTTTCGGGTGTGCATCTTTAGCTGCTTGAATTGATGCTGTCATATCATCAGGGAAAACCCCT